TAGACAGCTCTAATCACGGAATCTAGCAGGACAATACCACGGCCTTCCATCTCTTTCTTAAATTGCTCATATTCAGAGGATTTACCCGTACCAATCTCTATTCCACCTTTTTCGTTCTTACCGGGACCTTTCCATGGATCAGCTTCGCCTAATTCCTTACTACGCATTACATCAATAGCATCACGTTGGAAACCTGGCTTAAGACGAGACTCTAGTTGTTCCGTTACCGAAGGGTCCCAATTCATGGTAGTCTGTTCCGGACGTACCGGATCTCCGTGACCACGACCAGACATCTGTTCTACGGGTAGTTCCCCACGTAGATCACGTCCCATGTTCATGGCAGCACGTTCAGCATTTAAGCCGGAATCTAGACCGGGCCACGTCATTTGACGAGCCTCTAGATCAGGAGCATTGGTCTTATCCCGGCTACCCACTCCGCCAAAGGTCTCCGGATCTTTAAACAGATCGCCCTGGCCCTCTACACGAGGCTGTAGCTCCTCAGGATAGGTGATGGTACGTGGATCATTAAGTTCGCCCTGAACGCGTTGTAGGTCTTCCTGGGGCATATGGTACGGACTACGTTCAGTACCCTCCAATCCCAAGGGATCAGCAAATGGAAGCTCCGGAGTCATAGCCCGTTGCATCCGGTCAGCCTTATCTTTATCGAGACGCTGTTGGATTTCTTCGAGTTGCTTAATCTTCCCAATCTTTGGATCTAATGCTGGAATAACTTTACGCAGACCTTTAGATGCTAGTCCCATCCCTGGGATAGGCATTAATTGAGTAAGTACCTCATTACCGGTAATAGATCCGGGTGTACCAGCCATAAACTTCATCATACTTGGAGGATTAGCAATATTAGAGATACCGTGCTCGATACCTTCACCAAGTACACCTTTAGCCTCTTGTACGGCCGGATCATTTGGAGTGCTGCCAAGAGATTCCATGTTAGAACCAAATCTCTCAGCACCGCGCTGTAGAATGGTGTCTAAGGATTCATTGGTGTACGGTTTGGCAACCAAGTCTCCGACAACAGAACTAGCTCCACGTAGACCACTTGGAATAGCTCGTACCATATCAAGAATCGTACTACCTACTGCTGGAGCAGCCTCTTTAAAGACACGTCCAGCATAGGATTTCTCATCGGAAGAGTCAGACTCTAATCCAAGAGGATCGGTCTCCAAGCCAAGTGGATCACTCATTATTTAGGTTCCACACCAAACTTACGTTTATAGGCATCTTTAATCCATGCATCAGTTTTACCGGGATAAAGTTTCCGGACTTCCGCCATAGTATGTCCACCACCTTCCGCAGGTTGTGCACCACCTGCAAGTCCCGCCAAATGCTTCACGACATCTTGGATGGGGTGATCTGGCAGACCTGGGAGTGGGGATGGTAGTTTAACGCCCCATTTAGCGGCAATCTGTTGAGCAGCACTATTAGCCACCACTCTAGCCTGTTGTTTCAATCTTGGACTTGCATCCGGATCTTGATCGATCTGTTGAGCAATAGATAGTTGATGTTCTGGAGTGCGCGCATCACGTAATGTAGTTTGATAGTCTTTGGTCTTATTAGCAACACGTTCACGCTCTTTCATAAGACTATACATACCTTGGATATGAGCAATTTCAATATTACCTTCATCTTTGGAGTGTTCAACACCAATCTTCTGACGTTGAGCAATACTATTCTCCGCAGACTTGATAAACTCATCCATATGTGCTTTAGAGTATTGTTCCGGGAATTTACCTTGTAGTTCTGGAGGTAGAGTCTTTAGAAACTGACTATATCCAGATTGTCCGTAGGCGGGATTCATACTCATTTCATGTTCAATTCTTTGCGCAGTAGTAGTCCACTGCTTGAGCATACTTTCACCTTTAGTATCAGCAATCTTGGAATCCGTGGTGGCCATATCGAATCGGCCCTTAGATTCTTGTTGCTGAGCCTCTCCAATCTTACCTCCCACCATTGCAGGAGCATAGCGTGGATCAGCCATAGATGCACGATTAACTTGATCTCCAAGATCTGCTGTCGAGGTAGCTTGACGGCCTTGGGCACCAGCAGAAATGAGATCCTTTTGACGATACACATCATTCGCCATCTGCTGTTGCATGATATGCTGAAGAGTCAGTTCTCGCTGCATCTTCATCTGGTCTTCATATTGCATCTGACCTTGAGCATAGCCCATACCACCAAGGAAACCTTGTGGTTGCCAGCCATTCTGTGGTTTAGATGCGTTAGGATTAAAGTAATCATTTAACATAGATTATTCTCCGAAAATACTCTTAATTCCGCCACTTACCATATTCCCGAGACCACTAAGATTCATTCCACCACCTTGTGGGGAACCATTAGCACCAGTTTGAGCACCAAGACCGTATTGCATCAAGGAACCCAAAGCACCCATAGATTGATTAGATGCACCAGCAATGAGTGGGCTAATGGAAGACATAACTTGACCTGCTGCTGCTGGATTAGCATTCATACCGGCAGCTTGTCCAAGTTGATTACCACGAGCGAGCATATATGGAGCAGCAGTCTCATTTGACTGCCTGATTGAATCCATAAGCATATTCCCGGACCCGAGATAACCTCTAGTAGCATCTCTACTTTCCACATTACGCAAGGCACTATTCTGTAACCCTTGCATAACCGAGTCATTTTGGAAGAAATTTGGATTGGTATTGTATTGTTGGAACTGTTGTTGATACTGACCACGCTGGCTGGCAAACGGATCACTCTTATTTACTGCCTGTTGCATTAGATCCAAAAGCTGTTTACGGTATTGTTGAGCCCCGGCAAATTCCATCCCGGAACCAATCATACCTGGAATATTCATTCCACCTTGCTGCTGGGCAAACCCGGATGATCCACCAAGACCGAGTTGACCTAGAAAATCACTTAGACCACCACTGCCACTTTGTGAGTTTCCTCCACCACTACCAGTTCCAGTTTCATATGGAGTACCTGTTATCGGATCGATACTCGAAACATTGGGATTAGCAGGACCTTGGTTGGTATTAGTATTAGGATCAGAAGCAGGATCAAATTGAGAGGCACTGCCCGCAACTAAACTACCCGCAGCTAGTTGTCCGGAACCTTGTGGTAACTGTGGCATCGTACTACCGGTACTTGCAGTTTGTTGTTGTGGAGCAAGTTGTTGGCCAGTTAGATCTGGAGTACCTGCATTCATAGGTGCAGGTGCTGGAGCACTCGGTAGATTAGTTACACCGTTTGAACCGGAATCAAAGATCTTGTTAAAATCTACATTACTAAAATCTGGAGTACTAGAATTCGTCATATTACTAAGACCCGATATATTAGTATCTGTTTGAGGCATTCCACCACCTTGCGCTATTTGAAATGGTTGTCCCATAGGTGGATTTGCGGACATTGGCATACTTTGCATACCTTGTTGAGGATTACTAATTGGGAAAGATTGTGCTTCTTGTGATGCCATTCCACCCATTTGATCGGGACTCCAACCTACACCTTGTCCCCCAAAATCACTACCGCTATTCGCTACTTCCGGAGTCATCATGCCGTTCATGGCACTACCACCAGCTCCACCGGCAGCACCCAGTAGAGCACCTTGACCTACTGGTTGTCCCATGAGTTGAGCATTAGCACCACCAGCCACAGCACCACCAGCAGCAGCACCTGCCATAGTACCAGCACCTCCCGCCGCTCCAGCGGCAGCCGGAACACCAAACATCATAGCCGCCATAGCAGCATAGTTTTTAAGGGCATCAGTAGATAACGCATCATGGGTAATGAAATCCATGAATGAACCTCCGCCTTTGGGAGCGTTTTGAGCAAGCCACTGATTGTATTGATCCGCCATGGCTTGGGAGGATTGCATTCCTTGTCCAAGAGCAGGACTAGGGGAAGTTACATAATTATCTGCAAGACTTCGACCACCCATATCTTCAGTTTGATAATTCATTTGATTCCTTGTTGTCTGGAATATTCATCTAATATTTGTTGATCGGGATGAACAAATCCCTGAGCATGCTTTTCTTCATGTTCTTGCAAATCTGGTTTAAGACCACGTCTTGGAAGATTAATCATAGCTTCAAGTCCGTTTTCTCCCGGCACATAAGACGTACATCCTGCCCATGGTCCACTAGGTTTAGGACCAAACGCTGCAGTGCAATCGGCGTTGACATCAGGACTGAAATTATAGCCCCATCGTTCTTTTGGTACTTGCAGATAGGGATGTTGTAACCATTGATCCTCGCCTTGACCTGGTTGCATATTCTGCCATTGCCCAAAAGATGGGGCAAGAGAAAGTAGCAAATTAAGAAGGTGGTAAGACGGCCCCATTATACCCCAGTCTTTTCAGCATGCAGTGTAACAGTGACACTCAACAATGTAGTGGTAGTTCCAATCCGACGAATATTAACAGTCATTGTAACATCTAAAGATCCAATGCCCGTAGTTTTACTTAAATCCCATGTACGGGTTGAACCGCCCAAACTAATCCATGCCCCTACTGATGGATCGGTCGTTAATGTACCAGATGTCACAGTGGACATACATTCATAATTGGTCTCATTACCAACAGGATTTACAAATTTTCCTTGATCTACTACTGTGTTTCCGCCGTTAGTTGCCCATTCATGACCATCTGTTCTCAATTGATAACTACAAGTAGCCGTTCCTGTAACCACGGTGGCCGTAGTGGCTAGAAGTGGCATTGAGAGAACATCGCCGGGCATAAAAACCATCGGTGAGAACATTACTGAAGCGCCTTGACGTGATATGTACTTGTACTATTAATACGAACAAGTGTAATCATAAATTTATGAGTATTCGTAGTAGTCAATGGATCACCTGTATTGCTACTAGCTGTAAAACCTGTAAAGGTTGTAGCACCAGCACTGCCATTATTTGTTACCAACAGAATCTGTGATCCGTCTGAGGCTGAGTTAGTAATAGTGTATGCTCCACCATTCGTAATTGTAGAAAGGGGGCCTTTAGTGTAATCTACAGTGATGGAACCGGTGGAATAAGAACCAGCAGTAACTGTAACGCCATTGGTTAAATTGGCACTTGCTGCCATTGTGACACTTGGCAGCGTAGCTGTACCCGACAGAGTAGGACTGGCCGATAACACCATGTTGCCGGTGCCGGTGACTGCGTTACTCAAAGCAACACCTCCATAAGTAAGTGCACTGCTAAGAGTTAATGCTCCAGAGAAGGTGATTGCACCTCCGATTGTTCCTGATAATGTCGGAGATGCAGATAGAACCATATTCCCCGTACCCGTCACGGCGTTGCTGAGGGTGACGCCGCCGTAGGTGAGAGCGCCGCCCATATTCGTCCCACCGGCTTTTATGTTGAGTGCCCAATTAGTTGCACCATTACTGGGCGCACTCTCAATAGATACTGTTGACATAACTGTAATGGTGGTAGCACTTCCACCAACTGCCGGAGCGGAAAAACGAGCCGAGGCATATTCTGGCATCGTACCACTTCCAAAGCGTACGAGTGTTGGCTGCACATCGAAGGCATACGCACTTTGATTAACAGGTGGTGAAATACTGCTTTGGATGGAGATATTATATCCAGTTCCAGCACTAGGAGTAAATCCACCTTGTATCAACCACTGCGACAAAGTACTCGTTGCCCCACCAACCGAGTGAGGGCCTGTGCCAGAGACCGTCAAGTTTTGACTAAAAGTCGCTGTTGACGTTGTAAACGCAAGCAATGATGTAACTGCTCCTGTTCGTGTTCCAGAATAGCCAATTTGCCAATTATCATTGGCAGACTCGATGAAGCGTCCATAATTGACGCCTAGTCCTCCGAGGACAATTCCTTTCGTCGCACCCTGTACGCCACCATTATCAAACTGACCAGAAGCCGTAAAAGTACCACCATTGATTGTTCCAGTGAATGTAGGCGCGACACTATAGACGATGTTGCCGGTGCCCGTCGCCCCGGCTGAAGTCACACCCTCAAAAGTAGTATGTCCGGTAACACTGAGTGTGCTGCTGAAGTTCCCAGTAGTTGCCGACAACCCACCCGTAATAGTTAATGCCCCCGTATTCGTGAGCGTTAGACGATCGGCGGTATTGGCGAACAACCGTAGATCGGTAGTACCTGCCGGAGTATAAATGTCCCAACTCGATGCAGTATTTACTGTGCGAGACAACTGCATACCAACGAAAGCGTTGGCCGCAGTAGTCATCGTCAATCCATAACTACTTGTGGTGGTTGCCGAGATATTGGCCGTTGATAGCGTTCCGGTAACTGTCGGACTGATGCTATAGACGAGATTGCCAGTGCCTGTGGCACCTGTAGAAGTTACACCTTCAAAGGTAGTATGGCCAGTTACACCAAGAGTTGAACTAAAACTTCCAGTTGTAGCAGTGAATGCGCCTGTATTGGTTACACCTAATGTACTTGTACCTGTTACACCAAGGGTACTGGAAATGGTCTGGGCGCCTATTAATGCGAGAGTACCACTACCAGTCCATGTAAGAGAGCCACTAGCATTAAGCAAACCACCAGTATCAGTGTAAACCACTCTACCAGCAGTCATAGCACTGGCAGAACCACCTACAACAATGTCAGCATCCGCTACAGTCCATACACGAGTTGTACCTGTAGTAATGCCATCTACTTCAATTCGTAACCGCTTAGACGCGTCTAATGAACCTTTAACTATTTCCGTAGTATCTACGAAGGGAGCAGTAATAGGAGTAAGAACTTCCCAGCCTCTATTGTCTTCGTACACAAGACTATCTCCAGAGGCGAGAGTTTGCTTAATAAGTATCTTCTGACTACCACCATCATCAAGTTTAACCGTAACAATGCGAGTAGCAGTGTCCTTGTTATTAATGAAGATAGTATGGATATTTCTAATGATACCTTGAGTCGCCGGAGCACTAGAAATGGTCACATCGGATATACCATTACTGGAAGATGTTTGTACACCACCACGCCGTGTAGTTGTTGTACTCTGGGGTACCACATCAAAGTAATCTAAGCTAATGTCGAGTTGATTAGTAGCCACAACAGCATCTAATACCAACATTAAGGACTTAGCAGGTGAGTCAAGATAGATCAAGTTATTCTCGCAATAGCGTCTTTAAGACGAACACCTAAACTACCTGCATATGACAGTCTAGCAATACGCGGAGTCTTATAGCTACCACAATGCCACAGGGCCTTCTCAGGAGCCGTAAGATCAATGTTACGAACAGTCTGGAAGGTCTGGTAATCGTCGTTAGAGAACTCAACAGAGAGGTTCTGAGCGCTTCTGGAGGTATCCCCGGTAACTCCAAACATAGACATCCGATCTCGTCCATTCCCTTGCTTGGGTATCTTAAATTGATGAGTCATAGTATAGTTACCACCAGCATCTTGCCAATTATCAGTACCGCTGGAGACTTGATACAACTTATGTTGATTGGTACCTACCCCAAGACATACATCTAAAAGACGCGGGGAACTTTGTGGAATGAATACTGTAGAATTCCACTCGAACCAATCCTTCCAATCCGGGAAGAATAGGAGTGCGCGTTGGGTCGTTGCGGAAGGCAAGTCGAGCCCGATAACCACGGCTTTTTGACCTTGAATATCCATACTGGAGACAAAATAATGTTGACGTTCAGCAAGTATCTTATCAATAGCAGGGGTAGAGACCTTCTCTACTCGCTGTCCGTTATACGCATATACACCCAAGGGATTAGAGCCCCGCCAGAACATGTAGTCACCGATTCGTGTGTAATAGTGTCTTTGACCCGTAACCACAGTGGATTGGAGTCCGACACGCTGAGCGAGGTCGGTTTGAGCTTCAAGGGAAGAACCTGTAGGATTGCCAACATCTCGGAATACCTCCATAGTAGATTCACCAAATGCAATGATTTGGTCACCAAACCTAGCTAGTCCAGTCGCAATGTCTTGAACCACTTGTTTGGTAAGAAACGAAGTAGCAGACCAGCTAGATAAAGAATTGAGATCGGAATTATAAATCCTAGCACCAGTACGAGATAATACATAAGCACGTCCATTTAAATACTCCATTTTGCCAACATGAGCAAGAGTGGTAAAATCAGTGTCGATGATTTCTGTCCACGTTCCTATGGTAGAACTATAGAAAACACGTTGTGTACCATTGGTATGACGTAATTGGACAATACAAGTATCTGTACTGGTGATAAAACTCTTATCTACGAAGGCAGGACTATACCCTGCAGAAGTTAAAATTACTGTAGTTGATGAAGCATCACTGGCACGGCAGTCATTGGAGGATGTAGAAAATACCCACCTATTAACTGCTGCACTGGTGAGTGCACCCGCCGCCACGTCCCATAGATAGGCTACTTGTCCTGTCGTACCATAAGTACTTCCTACATCAGAGACACCTGGCCGTTTAATTAAATATAAGGCTGTTTCTCCACTCACACTATTGTGTACAGGTTCATACATCGAGTTGATCTTGCGTTGATCAACAGCATTAGTAATAGTGTTTGTGAAGCCAGCCAATCCCCGGCTATTGTAACTAGCAGCCAAAGGAATAACCACATTAGGATCACCAACTTCAGATAACTGTTGTTGGCCTTGCCTCACTAGTACATCCTTTGTTTATCAGGTATGATCCGGAATGAACCTTCTGGAGTAATAGTCTCCAATGCTTCTTCACGATACATCTTAGCTTCCGTGAATAAGGACCTACGCTCTTCAATGGGAACTTGTGCCTTTGGACCTAGAATAGCGGCTAATTCCAACATTAATGGAAGGTAGAATTCTTGCGGGAAATCGATATTATCACTGGAACTATCAAAATCCTCAAATGGACGATGATAGGTAAACTCAACCGCATATTGTCCATTGGCGAAGCGTGGATAAACATAGAATGATCCATACCACGTCGTAGAACTGGTGGGATCAGCAGTCAGAGATCCGAGTGAAGCATCATAATAGATTTGATTTACCGTGCCAGTAGAAGTACGACTACCCAGATTATAGTAATCCTTTCGAGCGACTATATCAATCTCCCAAGATGTATTGTTTGGGACATTCATCATATTTGCCTCGATAACACGCAGGGGTCGTTGTATACGATCAGAGGATGCAGTATAGGCATATACCCGAGCACTGCTGCTGACTGCTCCTGTGAGCGTCGTAGCGAGCGTGATAGTAGTCCCGCTTGGGGAACCACTAACAGTGGTCCATTGCATAGTTCCAGTTGCCTGCTCAATACCAATCTGATCACTGGCTAAAATCCCGGTAGCACTAACCACTGAAATGGTACTGGCTCCGCTAGCCGCACTAGCAGAGGTTGAGGTAGATCGATACGTGGTCACTACATGCGAGTTAGTTTGGATAGAACTGGCACTGGAGAATGGGAGGATTGTGCCTCTTTTAAGAGCCCATAACGGCATACCATCGGAAGCCCGTAGCTTCACGATCATGTTAAGGAGTTTGGCCCCTTCAGTAATCTGTGCGGTGGATGCAGACGCACCCTCACCTAGCACACCAATATGTTGGTACGCTAATTCTATAAGATTATCTCGGGTAAGGGCGAAGTCAAAACTGCCACTTGTCGCCATTAGAGTCCCGTCCCATTACCTGATGTACCAGTTGGAATCGTAGTCTCTTGGTGGCCAACAGTACCAGCAACATAAGTAACTGCTACAAATTGATCCGTAGATTCAGAGCGTACATATAGTACAGACTGTTTATCGACTACTGATCGTACGAAGTCTTGGGGATGGCGATGTTCAAAACAACCTTCTTTAACGGAAGGTTTGCATACTAATAGATTATCCCAAGTTTTAGTTACTTCATCTGATTTTTGTTTACTACCACAGCGATCACAGATAACATTCCACTTACCTAACTCAAGAGTGTTGCTGCTCATCTTTCTTCTCCGTTTTCTTTTGCTCCTCTTGGAGTTTGGCTAATTCTGTTCGAAGAGATACTAGTTCCAATTCTTTGGCACCTAGCACTGCTAGTACATCTTGCATAGTCATATTCATCGCATTCTCCATGCCCGAATCGTCCCACCCGCTGTGCACGTACTCGCGGTAAAAATAGCTTGCGTAACAAGAAATACAGTAGTAGTTCCAGAAAGTGAAAATCTCACAACTGGTGTTGCGTATGAAGCAACTGATGTAGCCGTTGGTATCTGTGCTGCATTTTCTTGATCGAACATATTATCTTGCGTTGGTAATGTAGCACTAACCGAACTTGGGCCACCGGCTAAATTGGTAACACTTGTAGTTGCCCCAAATGTAAAATTAACAGTACCAGATACCATCCAATCTCCAGCCGTCAGAGATATGGATGTTACATTCGCGGAGGTTGTAGTTGTCAAACTCACTGCAGCAGGAGCTGCGGTAGCCGTGATAAATTCCCCAATACTTCCGGCTGCTGCGCTATCATTTGTTGAAGTACCTAGACCATAGACAGCTTTTTTTGTAGTACCACTTTGTACCAGTACAATAGTATCTGTAGGACCAGTCGATGTGGCGGCTGTTAAAGCCGAAATTTTAGAATTAGCCATTGATTATCTGCTCGATTCCAATAAAATCAGTATTTTCATTTAAAAGATACTCATTAGTTTCTAATAGAAGATAAGCCGGAGCAGGTTCACTTCCACCGCTTGTAGGAGCATAACTAAACGATCTGAGTCTAACTTGATCTCGATCAGATCGACTATCAAAAATAGACATGATTAGTCTTTCTTGACTTCAACAATAAGAGTTCCTATAGAACCAAATGGCGCAAAACCACTTGTGGATAGAAATAGTTTGCCAGTATGATCGATACCAGCTCGATCTTTAATTCCACCAAAATAGCGAAAATCAAAGTATCCTTCTGCATCTCGCGGGATCATCCATCCCGGAAACGGATTGATGTCATCAAATGAAAGTAGTGCATCAAACCATGAAAATCCATACCAAATTTGTCGAATACTCATTTGAGTATTAGGTATAGAAGGATTAAAATCAACAGCAGGATCAAGTACGACATAGTTCTTAAGTTCGCCTTCAACGCCGTCGCTCTCCAAATAGAGCGACACAATGGCCATTTTTGGGCCATCCATGATAATATTTTTAGTAATAATATTACTCATTTAGTTTTCCTAGAAAAGAGTAAAGAGCATTCCCCCTTTCGAGGGAATGCGAGGTTAAACAACTTAGGCTGGAACTTCTACCCACTGCATATCCGTCATACCAACAGGGGCTGTAGTGATATACGATACCTGTAGATACGATCCTGGAACGAGAACTAGTGCACCATCAATGTAATCTCTGAAGTTTGATAGTGAACCAGTAGTAGCTGGAGTTGTCGGAGAATACCCGAATGATCGTGTATAGACAGGAAGGTTAGGAGTCGTCGATGCGCTATACGCACGCATTAAGTTAGAACCTGACGCACCCGAACCATCCGCGTTATACACCGTCAAAGCAGTTACCGTCGCATGTGCTACTGGAGATGGAGCCACACTTAGGCACCACCACAGAACAGCAGTTGCTGTAGGTACGGTGGTATACTGAAAACCACCAGAAACGATTAGAGCTTTTTTATTCGAACCGTACGGATTGCTCAGCACGAAACCAGTAGTGGTCGACGTGTTGATAAGCGTTACAGTTGCAGCCGCCTGATTCGCGGCAGTAAACAACCGACCCGCGCGGTTATATCCTGCTAGATCAATATTAGACATGTTTTATCCTTTTTGACAGGGCCGCCAGAAGCGCCCCGTCTTTATTACCATTAGACTACAATTAGACTGCTGCTGGATTCTCAAGTGCTGACTTATCGGTAGCACCAGTAATCATCGCAAAGTTACGTGAAGTACCAAGTTTCGTACCAGTCGGGATTACTAGGCCGTTTGCTGACAGGCTCATACAAATATTGTTAGTAACTAGACCAGATGAAGCAGTTGAAGACGAGCTGAGTAGTTCACCTGTGTTGTTGGATGTATTTGGACGATACGTCATATTTCCATCCATTAACACGTTGGTGAGATCATTAGCACCCATCGCTAGTAATACTGCCGTGTTAGCCAGTAGAACTCGATGTGTAGCTACGTTTTTAGAAAGCACAGCTCTATCCATTGCACCAGTAACTACAACAGCCGTGGTAGCAGCGGTTACTGCTGAAGCCTTCTTACCAACAATTGTATTACCGTAGAAATAGAGACCATCTAGAGCATTGGCCGTAGTACCACCCTGTACAAGAGCAGAGACAAGGTTTAGTGCGGTAGAACCATCTCTAAATTCACAATCTACAAGTGCCAGATCAGTTGCAATCACTGTGGTAGCTACTTCAAATACAGTTGCTACAGCCGCGAGAGCAGAGACAAACAGAAAGTTAGCCCAAGTTACATTAGCAGCCGCAACTTTAATAGAAGCAGTTGTAAGTGTACCAAGGGTAATCGTCGGACGCATGGAACCTACACCAAGCCCGATAATTGCCACTCCAGCGACTCCACAACTAATATCACCAGCAGCAGCTAAGGCTTCAGTATGTCCTGGTTTAACAAAGATGATATCACCCTTGTTTGCACGACACTGAGTAATGGCGTAGTTAATAGTAGCATAAGGGGCCGTAAACGTTCCCTTGTTACCATTTGAACCATTCTTGTGTCCTTGGTCTAGGACTGTACCATTATATACCCAGAAGATTTGGCCGGGGTGAGTCATTGCAATTGGAACACCACGAATAGTGACACCAGAAGCAAATCCACCCGGATACTGGGAAATTGTAATATTAGACATTTATTCTCCTCTTATATTAGGAAAAGCCGGGATAGTGTCCAAACTATCCCGGACAGGGTTAATTAAGCGCCGGGTGATCCATAGATACAACGTGGATCAGTCCAACCGAACGAGTACCGCGAGACGGCTTTAAACTTAGCATTGTCCGTATCGAAGTCATTGTCCATGTCGAAACTATCGGCCCTACGCTCGAAGTATTTAAGACCTTCACCACCAAAATCTGTCTTAATGAACCAAGCATCGGTATCAGTTAGCCAGTGATTAATGGTAATACCACTTGGAAAGCGCGAGCGCACGAGGTTAACCGTGTTGTTCGCAGTATCCACTTGATACTCAGTCTTCATGATCTTATTGGCATCAAAGTCGAGGTCAATAGGAACAATCAGTTTCTGAGGACGCGTAGCGATCTTCAAACCACGATCATCAAGCCACTTGCCCATATCAATAACAGACTGCTCAAGAGCAGCTTCAGAGATATCAACAGCAGCCGAAGGACCATTAGTCCAAGTACCACCAGCAATGTTGGAGTGAGTAGACGAGCCACCACCACCAGCACTTGCCACTAGGGTAGAACCATCACCACCAGTGTAGGAGGTATTGAACGCACGGTTGAGTACGTTAGCACCAAGAGTTTCTTTAGTTTGACGCATTGAACGCGAAAGAGCTTTTGCACGTTGGTTACCGATTTTGCCATATTGGTCGTCTTCCACCATGTTGCGGGTAATGACGAAACCAAGAGCATATTCAGCATGCGTGTAACGCGTGATAAACCCTTGCATCTGGGTATCATACGTAACAGGAGCGCCCTCACCTTTTTGAATGGCGAGACCAAACGAACTAACGCCCACATCTTCTTCCCAAGCCTTATCGGACTTAAAGGTATCGAAAATCTCCGTATACTCTGTTTTCCAATCCTTATAGTTCATGCCATAAATGGCGTTGATACCGGGCCATAGGAATTTGGCAAAATTACCAGTTGAAATTACAGCCATATCATTCTCCTATTAAACGCCGGTTACGCCGGTGCGATATTCATGGGAATTGAGCAGGACAAGCACTTTATCTGATGTTCCAAGAGCATTGTCAGCGCGTTTCACAAGACCAAGAATCTTAAGTTGTAGAGTATTCGTAGTATTAATACTAGAAGTATCTAGAACTTCAGCGCTTTGTCCGGTGGTCGTTGAACCAGCAGTTGCGACGATATTAGCGTTAAGACCAATATCTACAGCAGCTAGCCCTACGCCGTTTGCTTCAACTTCATAAACCACATTGGGGTCGTCAACTACCAGTGCGATACGGTTAGTAGATGCTTCACGATGTAGCACTGTAAGGTCGGTTTGTTTAGGAAGGAAACCAACTACCACACCCCGGCATACATCTCCTGCCGCGGCGCGAATAATGGACATCATTCCTTCTACATCCTGACCATTTACAACTACACCAGCAGCACCAGCCGTACCTTCACTCTTGACTAAATCGCCCACATAAATTGCGGTGCCATCGGCAGATCGAACTAGGTATTGAGTTACCTGTCCGTTCCACTTAGCACCTGAGACGGTACTTACCGGCCGCAAGCCAATGGGTTTGCTTGTGTTAGCCATTGTTATATTTCTCCATTGTTAATTGACTCCGGCCAAGCAGATTACTTACGAGTTATATCAACCTTGCCATACTGTCCGGCATCAGGTCGTTTCATCGTAGCCTCAGTTGCGGCGATAGCCGTTTCCTTGGCTGCTTGATCTTCGTCATACCATTCTTTAGGAATACGCATTAACACGAGTGTTACGGTACCCCCACCAAACTTCGTAACTGCCGATCCAAGTTGGGAGCCACTATCTACAGCTTTTTCACCAACTGCATGGTGCTGTGTGACTACCTCATAACCGCGCTCTTTGAACCACTGAACGCGACCTTCGTCGTTTCTTACCCAACGATATTTAAACTTTGGATCTTGATCATGTACCGTGAGAATATCACGGGCACCATCTAGTGGTGATCTACGTGTTCTTTCCCGTTTTACGGGCGTTGCCTTTTCTTCGGCAATAGTATCTGTTTTAGACATTATCGGTCCTTTATTCTTTTGATTTCGGCTTTATATTGAGCTTCCGTCATTACTCCGCTTCGAACGAATGTTTTCATAATTTCGCGTTGACCGTCACTCATATCTGTATCAGTCGTCTGCTCGACTTTCCCACCTCTATTGGTAGCGGCTACAGCATTTGGTGCGGCTTTTCGCACTCCAAACTTGTCTGGAAACTTACGTCTAATTTCCTTCTCTACATGGCCAAGAAGTCCATCTCTTGTACCACCAGTATTCAAATAATCTAGACCTACACCATCTGCAAAGATCTTCATGTCCTTATCTACCTGATACCAAGGGTTTCGATTAAGGAAAGCCTCGAACTCCGGATTAGGACCAACAGCCTGAGCAGCCATTTGAGCCTGCTGGAACTGTTGCATTTCCTTTGCATGATCGGTTTGTAGTTCTTCGATCTTATTCTCGATGCGCTCTACTTGATCAATATCATCCGCTTTAAAGGCATCCCGACGCATCGCTTTTAGATCTTTTACTGCCTGATCATGGGCCTTCTCGTACACCATCTTGTGATGGCCTTGAAGAGCCGATAAAGCAGCTTGTGTTTGTTTTAGTTCGCGTTTAGTACTATGGATAGATTTATAGAGTTCTCCGCGATCCACGAACTCTTTAGCAGGACGCCATTCATCGGCATCTCGACCGGATGCAACCCACTCATTCTTACTTACCCAACCCTGATCCCGAGCTTGATTCTCGACAGGTGATGCCTGTACTTGCTCGTCAGCTTGAGTAGTACGTTCTGCAGCAACCTCTGTCTCAACTACTGCATCTACTACGGTTTCTTCACTCATCGGAATACCCCACTAGGATATCTTTATCATTACACAATACTAGGAAGTTTTCTACACCCTCTGGTTTCAGTACCATTGCTCCGTACTTAGAGTAGAAAACCTTGTCCCCAATCTTCACATCGGGCTTCTGTGGTAAGTCATACCAACACATGGGACCAATGAATAGGACCTCACCTTGATTGGTATTAATAGCTTGAGATCTTTCATCTCGAACCATGGCAATTCCACCTTTACTCATCTTCTCAATGAGTGGTTTAAGAATTACCCGTTCAGCTAATGAACTCTCGTTAAACTTGATCGTCATCTTGGAAGACCTCTTCGGTTACATCTGGTTTAATCTCAAAGTACTCTCTGAGACCAATGATGAGTCCTTTAATGACTCGATCATATTCTGGATCGCTAGAGGCAACTAATTCCTCTTTAGCTTCTTCAATTCTTTTTAGAGCTATTTCCCGAACTGCCACTGTTACTGGATGATTTACCCACTCCAGCCACTGCTCTTGCGTCACGTTGTGCACTTGCCTTCTCCTTCATAGTCTTCATATCTAGTTGATGCTTCTCTTGTTGCATCTGGGAATTCAACTTGTGCTCTTGCTGAGCTGTCTGCATGTCCATCTGACCAGTCTGCTGGTCTAGTTGGGCCTGCTGTACTTGATGTTTAGACTGCATCTGGAACTTCATGGCTTCAAACTGAAGTTTCATCTGTTGTTCCATCGCCATAAACTTCTGATCCATAAGAGCCTCTTGTTGCTTGAATTGAAGCTCCATCTGGCTCTCTTGCATCTTCATCTGATGTTCTTCTTGCTTCATCTTCATTTCCATCTGCGCCTGCTGGACCTTAGGATCGACCTGGGGTTGTGGCTGTTGCAGTAGGGCCATGAGATTTGGCTGTTCCTGAGCCTCTAAAGTACGCTTGGTAAACTCCATAATATTGATGGTACCAAGCTGAATCAGGTTACCGAGAAGCGCCAACTTCTGCATCTTCTGGGTAGTACTGACCGCAGTAGGATCAGCACTCGGACATACATCGTACTTAGTCCGGTCGTAATCTTGCGGACTAATGGGCTCATCGAGGATGAGTTGAGCTTTCTTGAAGTTCTCGGCATATAGGCTATTGAGCCTGAAGATCTTCCGGAACTCTTTAGAGAGACTGCGGAAGGTCCGTTTGTAAATTGCCGTAAAGACCTTCATACCCTGTTCAATAGTGGCCTGAGTCGTAGTAGCTGGCGTGTTCTGTCCCGGCATTTTCCCGGTGAAAATCTCAGCAACAGAGGCCAACTCCCGGCCACTATCTACCAGCATACCAAGAAGTTTAAACAACGTTTCCGATGGTTGATTAGCTGGTAATGGGTAAATCTGTTTCTTGATATCGTCGCCAGTAGCGTTTACTGGTTTCCACTCCCCTGGTTGGAATCGCTGTTCGCCCATCTTGAGACGAAGCCCTTTACCGATGAAACCAGCCTGTAGGTTTGACAAAGTACCAGCATCGACAAGCTGATTAATAAGTGTATTAGCACTTTCATTAAGAGGCCCAAGTAAGTGCCCAAACCCGATGTCATAGAAACCTCCGTCAGGATTGGGAATAAATCCATACTTGGTGTAATATTCAACCGGCTCAATGCAAAGTAGTGTTCCATCCTTATCCGTAATGATGCCATCTGAATCGAAACGAGCAACAATACGAAGTACCTCTTTAGATTGTTCTTCAATCGTAACGATATAAGGTTCTTGATAGCCATCTTCATCTAGGTCCCAATAGGTGTGTTGCTCAAGGATTACGTATGGGGTAGCATCGTCCGCCTGTGACGGCATGTGATTACCGTGCACATCAGTTTTCTTTGGTACTTCCGGAGCATTGCGTGGCTCAGGAAGATCAACATCTTCACAATAGATCTTAGCATTCTGGAGACTCTTAATCTGGTTTTTAGTCATCGGAATGATCTCAGTCTTCCGATGTGCGGCCTCTAATGAGGTAGCCCAGTAATTAACAACTAAGTCCTTCGGACCAACTAACTTACTTACGTTTCTCTTTTTTAATTGATCGAAATAGGTTTTCTTGAATAAACAACCAACAACGGGTAATTGGATCAATAGACGATCCATTTCCTCTTCCCAGTCTTCCATGTCCTCCAGAAGCTGGTAGTTCATGTGCTTGGCTAGTTTGTCGGCAAGGGCAGCCTTCTGCCCCTGTGGATCTGCCCCCACAACCTTGAACTGAACAATCTTGCCGTCTGCTGGTACAAGACTCGGGTATGCTCTGGCCGCAAACTGCATTGCGGCAGTTGCAAGCAGTGGATACTTTACGTTGGATGCCTTGGGCCATGGATACGCCTTCTCTTCCTTTACCTGTGCAGCCAGTTTAACCCACTCATCAACTTGCTTGTCCCATGCCTCTTTAGACTTGAGATCACGTTGATAACCTTCAAATACCTCATCACCAATCTTTTGGAGAAGTTCTTCATCGAGCTTCTCGGCAATATTGGTTTGCTCCAGCAACTTATCCAATCCGGCATTTTGGACGGATTCGGACTGTTGTTGTTGCGGTTGGGGTTGCTGCTGCTGATCCGGACTAATAGCCTGTGACTGCGGATCTCCCGCGTTCATAGAGCCCTGATCTGGATAATTCATCAATATATTCCTCTTCGACTATTTCTTCTTTAGTAGGTGCTTCCACCATCTTGTCGAGTATTAATCCAAGGTACGCAAAGGCGTCTACTTGGTCATCATGTTTGTCTCTAGGGAAGCGTACAAGCTCGTCCCTGAAGACCGGAAACCAGTCCCCATCTAGCTCAAACCTCACTGCCTTAGCGCGCATACGGGCCTGTATGGACCGTGCACGCATCATTTTATCGGTAGTTGGTTTAACTCCAAGGAGGTCAGGGAAGATTCCTCTCTTAGGCATTTCTTCGTATAGGAAAGGTCCAATCGCTTTCGAGATCTGCCCTTCTTCAATTGCGAAGATTTCGGGTTTGTATGTTTTCTCCAACGCAAATATTGTTTCGATGATTTCCAGCGCATTCATACGCTCCCTAATTACATTGACAATATGGAGCAAACCTTCATCATCTAAACCACCAATTACGAATACTGTGTAGTCTGCCCGCTCTTTCTCAGAGATCGCCAAGTCACAAGCGATGTAATAACGAAGTCCTTTTCTACGGTTTTCCTCCGTACGGGGTCTAAAATCTCCGCTTTTGAAGAAAGCGAGAGATTCATCGATCGGTACATTCAAATATTCTTGAGAATACACATCCGGAAGACCCTGATCGATGTACTGTTGTCGTTTCTCGACAAGGAATTCCTTGGTTATACGTTCTGGCCACAAAAGATGCTCAAAAGAGTCATCATGGGCCCTATATTTAACCGAACGCCACGGTAATCGGTGATCTGTCCAGATTTTTAGGGGTTCTTCCCGAATAAACTTACGTTTCTGACGTGTTTGGAGCTGGAATTCAGGCATAAGACGCTCTAAAAGGCTGTCCATATGCAAAATAGTACCTACAACCCGGATAATTCCGTCTACGGATAATGCCGGCATAAGGGCCCCGTAGAACCATCTACGGAACTTCTCCCGTCTATCCTTGTTCATCACCTGCTCATCATCTTCGATGTCGTCACAGATGATTAGGTCGGGTCTTTTACCGGACCATTTAACACCTCGGAGTCTTTGCTCCGAACCTTTAGCCTGTATTCTGAACTTATGACCATCTGTTAACTCACAGATAATGTCTGTTTCAGAGTCTTTAAGTAATCCTTTGACTCCGAATAGATTCTTTACGTGTTCATTCTCTAGCAATTCACTCTTTATATCATTGAGGAATTGAATCGCTTGAGCCTCCGTACCCGATATGATAAGTACGTAGTTTCTTTCACGGAATAGTACAGCCGCGAGAGCATAGCTGTGGGTAATCGCGGTACTCTTAGCAAATCCCCGTGGAGCCGCAATTGCCACGAACCTACTATTACTGGTACAGAGTTCCCACCATTCTCGATGGCAGTTGGGAATGGGTGCAGGATCATCGAATCGCTTGATTAACACGGAGCCAACGAAGCCTTCGATGATCTCCGATGTTAATATGCTAATAGTCTGACCTCATAGTTTTGTTCTTTCGATAACCAGACTGTGGTTGGTCGGGTACACCACCTGCCCTACGTTGTACATCCAAGGCAATAGCTATAGCCTGTTTCTGTGGTCGCCCTGCGGCAACCTCAGTACGGATATTGTTACCAACTGATTGTTTAGTGCCTGATTTATCTAGAGGCATTATTTTACCCTTTTATGTCACCGGTACCAGTACGAGGATAAGAACGATTCCGACTACGAGAACTAACTCTAAGATTAGTTGCATCATTGGTACCCCCCTTATCCAAGGGCTTAATATGATCTACATCCATATTATCCCCTTTATGAACTAGTCCCGCTCTCTCCAAGATTAGACGGGCTTGATTCCGCATCTGTCTCTTTTTGATCTGGTCCGGTCTGGACTGGTAGTTCTGGTACTCCAGTTGATAGTTTCGTTTGTACATTGACTAACTCCATCTTGCGCTTCGCCATTTGAGCGAAGTCTTTTGCCAGTGCTTTAAGGATATCAGCGACAGCCTCTTGATTGACCTGTTCTTTTGGTTTGGTCAAGATGTCATTGCGGGCTTTGAGCATTTCTGCTCCTACCCGCCAACCGTCCTTAAGAGACACTGGCTTCCGCACAAGGGCCCCTGTGGTGGGGCTATACATGTAGTCGCCGTTTTCTAGGCGATCTTCCACGAGTTCAAGTACTTTATCGACACGGGTTTGGAGCTTACCGGATAGCCGGATCTCCTCTTCCGAGTGGATTTGCTCTACGAGTTCTTTCCACCAAGGTTGTAGTTTCCACTGTCGCACCGTTCCGGATGCGACTCCAGTAACGGCTTCAACCATATAGGAATTACCGAGAAGTAGGTAGGTTTGTACTACTTCTAGTTTAACCTTGTCAGAGTAGTCCGGACCTCTAGGCATATCTCCCTTTTAAGCGCAGTGCCAGTGTTCTTCAGGATCAAGAGGATTCTGGTAGAATTCTTGTGAACTGGGGCAGTCAACGCGCTGCCCTCTTGACCCTACGGCTTTTTTGGTTCTGGATTTAGAGCAATTACACCTTCTCCACCTTTGTCGTCAATGATATAGACTGTACCGTCTTTTTGGTCTCGGTAGCATAGTTGTCGGTCTTCTCCGGTACCTTTGAGATGTACCGAACCGGCTTTAAACTCAGAAGTGATTTTATCGACTTCAGCAGGTTCAACACCCATTAATTTAGCCATCTCGCCTTCTTCCTTCAGGCGTTTCAGGACAACCTCATTCTTACACTTACCGTCTGTCAGGACAGCTCGGTAACCTTCGGTATCTAGGGTAGCGACGATATTGGCTGAACAGCCGGAGAGAAGCAGTGCAGAAGCGCTAAGGAGAACAGCAGAGATAGATACAACTGAAGAAAATAGTTTCATTATAAGATCCCTAGGAAGAAAATGTATGAGAGATATCTATTATTAAATTATCACTACATCTATTAGTATATCACAACTTTTATCTATTGTCAATAGCTTTCTTCACTTTTTATTCAAAAGCTCAGAAATCTCTTGACAAACTTAACTTCTTATGTTATACTTAATGTATTAGTTGGTAGGGTGGAGTTTTTGGTACTTTTTCCTAGGGGTCACGGCGAGTC